TCCGCAAAAGTATTATTCAAGAACTCTAATTCTGGGTCGCTATATCGCATTATCTGATATTGTTTTTTTTGTTCCACCATAGTTTTAAATTATAATCTTTTGTTAATCGTTTAATTTTAATATATCAAATCGCCTTAAAAAGCGAACTCCCCTATATGCTTTACATCCAAAGTCGGGTCAATCCATATTTCTATTCCACATTCACGCGCTCTGCGACTGAAATAAATGTCTTCTCCTTCTTGCCTCTCCGGCGTTCCCATTGAAAACCACGGTCTNGGGATCTTCTCGAACACTTCCCTTTTAATCAATAGACATCCGGTTGCCACNGCATAATTCTTGAATATATGATCNGGCATTTGGACACCCGGCATATCGTATCTGGTTTTAATCACCGGCTCTTTTTCTTTTCCTTGCCGTTTGAAGTATCTGGCGCCGACAATGTCTTTGTCGTGAGCTACGAGCTTATCAAGAACATCAGAAGTGAAAACCATGTCAGCATCCACAAAAAATAAGTGCGTGAAGTTCCTTTGATCGTTCATAAATCGCGCCGCCACCGCTTCTCTGTTAGCGAAGACATAAGGTCCCTGTTCTATGATGAATCCCATATCAGGATTCGCTTTAAAGAGCTGTATTAGCGTTCCTACTGTTTTGGTTTTGGCGTTTTCAAACATTGCCATTCCGAGGCAAATTCTATTTTCGTTTTTGATAACTCCAAATTCTGTCGGTTCTTTTAATCCGCTGATCATCTCTTTTTTCTTTTAATTGTTCCATGTTCAAGTCCTTGAAGTAACGCCATTGCTTTCATAGCGTTTTCATGGCTTTTGGCTACTTGTTTCACAGACCATTTTCCATTCTTGAAATGCATGACTTTTTTTCCTATGATTTTATAAGGCATCTTATTATTCTTTTAATGAATATATTCTTCATATCTGACTATTCTCACCCCCCAAAAATAGAAATCTCCTTGAGCCACCCGAAGTTCCGCGGAAAGTTGCCCGCTGAACGCTCGGGCAAAATTTAACAGTTCTTCTTTGGTAAGTTCTAATTCTTTTATTCCTGACACTACGACTTGCAGAAAAGCTTCGTGCGCTTTCGACGTTGTTAATTCACCTTCGTAAAAATCGCTAAATTTTCTCATCTTTCAATAACCTTTCTTTCTCTTCGCGTATTTCTTAGCCGCTTTTTTACCAGCCACGCTATAGCTAAAATGTTTTACTTTTCCTTTAACTTTAATTTTTGGCATTTTATTTTTATCTTTGATTAGTTTGTAGTTGTTGTCCTCCTAATATCGGCCCACCGATTGATTGCGGTTGATTAGGTTGTCCCATTTGCTGTTGAGGTTGAGATTCCGCTTGGCTTAGTTCAATCGGCGAAGCCGCACCTGCCAGTTGAAGTATCTTGTTAAAGACTAACCTGCCCGCTTCCGTTTGAAGCACTTGAGCAAAGTTTGGATTCACTATCGTTTGAAACACGCTTGACAAAGTTTCAAGCATTGCGCGCTTATCCGTTTCCTCTCCGCTTACCTCCACTTCCGCCTCCCACAAAAAATGACTAAATATGTCTTTCCAGCGCTTCGTTGTTATCTTGGACGGCCGAATGAACCTTTGATTGCCTTTCTCGTCTAATTTCGCCTGAATTTTACCTTCCAGAGCCATAATATCGGGTTGCTCGGTTATCTTACCGGATAAGACATCATCTATAATTTTTTGGTTTGATTGTTTAATCGCTTCGCCCGGGACAAAAGCCGAGTCAATCTGCTTGATCTGGTGGCTTTCAAGAGTGGCTGATATTTCTTCCGTAGTATCCATTTTCTTTTTGAGGTAAGGAAGTATGAATTTTCGCATCATTTCTTCTATGTAAAGGCCTTTATTTTCAACCATTAGCTCAAATAAAGAACCTGCCTGTCCGCCAAGGTAAGCGCCAAGCGAGTAAGGTGTGCCGCTTGGCAAGGTTTCGCCTCTCAAAGCTTCAGGCGTTGAGGTAATCTCTTTTGATAAGCTGTGCCATTGTTGTCCGAATGCCTGCATTGCCGCTATATCCGGTTTGTTATTGAGTTGCGTAAGCGGCTGGTTTTGGGCGTGTGTCAGAATATCGCCATTTTCAATCTGAGTCAGAACGTTCTTGCCGACAAAGTTTCCATCCGAGGTCTGGAAGATAATCTTTGAGGCCAAATCAAGCTGGTCTTTGATTAACTTCGCCGAGTGATTAACCATCCATTGAGATTGAAACAGATATTTAACCGCCCCGTTTGAAAGCGTCTGGCCTTTTTCTTCTATGAGATGAGTAAGCATATACGGACTTTGCTTCTCACGGCCCGAATAAAGCGTGTAATCGTCGTAAGTATTCCTGCCCCGCTTTGAAACAAAAGAAATGGCGTGCATTTGCTGTTGATAAGTCTGTTCGTCTTCTTCTTTATCGGTCAGGTAATAAAGAGGAAGCTCGCCGTGGATTTCATAAACTTCTATGTAATCAGCTTTTTGGTCTATCTGCTGTCCGGATGTGGTCTTTCTCGGCCCCTTGCTTGCAATAAGCTGTTCAACCATATCCCTGTTATAGCTTTTATTCTGCCTCAACTGGGCTGGAGTAAAGTATAGTTTTTCAATAACCGGATTGTGTTCAAAATCCACCGGATCAACTATGAGTTGGCTCCACGGTATTGTTTCAGGATATAGCATGCCATCTTTTTCCACGAACTTAATCACCGACGAGCCGTGAGAAGCTAAAACAAGCCCCCAATCGTTTAGGAACTTCCCGAAGTTTGTTTTACGCATCCAGTTTTGTAGGTGTATGGATGCAAGAAAAGCCATTAGATAATGCGCGACTTTACTGCTTTTTATTCTTATGTTTTTACGGTCTATGTCGGTAGCCCGGAACCACAAATTCCTAACCGCTATGACTATATTGAAAAATGGTTTTAATCTTCCTAAAGTATCCTCCTCGCCAGATATGTGCTTGGAATTAAGGTATGCGTCAATAGTATCCAAGTCTTCTTTCATGCTAAAAGAAACATAAGCTGATTTTTCAGTTGTACCGTCTTTGAAGTTAGATTCCGCTTGACGAACTATTGAACAAATTGATTCCAATTCATATTCACCGAATTTTTTTAATTACCTGAACAATTATATCACATTTAATCTATTTTTTCAAATTATTTAGTGCTATCTCTCGCTATTCGTTCTCGTTTGATATCGAACTGATGCTTAATTTCTCTTGATATTTCCGGCTTAAAATCTCTCATAAATAAGGCATAACGCAAAGCATCAAGCGCGTGATCATGTTCCTTAATCGGATTTTCATTAAGATTATCCTCATCGTGAGAATACATTTCAAACTCTGATATAAGATTAACGCACTGCTTGTTGACTTTTAATCTGCTATTTATTAAAAGCTCTCTAACCTTTTGAATACCTGACTCAATGCTATCCTTGCCCTTGCTTACTTCTCGGACATTTATATTTCTTTTCCGCAATTCTTCAATGCCGTTAGTGCTCTCCGGATCGGGATATACCGCCTCAAAACTGCAGGTGGCGACATAATCAGCGAGTATTGCCTCGGTTCGTTCTCGTTTATACCACTCGTCTTCAACAAAATACATCTCGCCATTAGTAAAAATATGAAGCACAGCGGCTGGATTCCTGTATCCAAAATCAATGCCGGCGATTTTACTCCAAGTTCCTTGCGGCAGTTCATCGTATAAGTGTTTTTCTCTTGAAAACTCTTTATAAACCAATCCGCTTGTTTTCTGAAACGAAGCCATATACTCCTGTAAAAACTGCTCTTGTGAAAGTTCTTTTTTGGCTTTTTCTATTTCTTCAACTGGAATATGAGGATTGTCGTAAGTCGTGAAGTGGAAGGTTTTGTAATCGGTATCTTTTAGTTCAAGGTTGCCTAAATCATACCAATGATTATACCCATTTGGGGTTGAGATAAACAACGCTTCGCCTTTGGTATCGGTCAATGTCGGTCTTAATACTTCCTGCCAGCCAGTCCAGAAGTTCCTCATGCTTGCCACTTCATCTAACACAATAAAATCAAACTGCATTCCCCTTAATGTTTCAACGGATTCCCAGCCACGCAAGAATACGATTGATTCTTCATTGTCTTGGGTTTTAATTCTTAACTCTAAGCGTGATTCGTTGGCTTGGATAATTGCCCTGCCAAAATCTCGCTTTATCATTTCCCACGCTATATCTCTTGCTTGGGCATACGTAGTGGCTATATAAGCGCACTTTGTTGGCTTAGCAATAGCAACGCCTTTGATTTCTTCAATGGCAAGAGTGCTTTTCCCCCATCTCCGGCCACAATTAAGAACTCTAAAGCGGTGTAAGTCATTTGCTACTTGGTCTTGTTTTGGATGAAGTAGCATTCTTCTTTTTTAAATACGTATTTAGTTTTTTATTTATCACTCTTTGATTGTGGAGTAATAGATTAAGTTTATCGGCTATATTGTCGTTGAGTAACGCGCTATCGAAAATTTTATAAATTAGTTCTTTTGTATAATTAGGAGTAAGAACTTTATCATAACAGGGGAACTCTATAAGTTTTTTGCTATTCTTTTTTATTTTCATTTCTTTTTATCCCTCTTTTTTTTGCTATTATTTCACTTATTTCAACTATTAAAGGATTATTCGGGTCGCCCTCAAAAACATCGTGAGCTTTCCCAAAATACCTATCCAACAAATCTTTATAAAAAGGATAATTCCCGTCTTTGGCTTCTGAATATCCGCGCTTAATCAAAATCTGCCAAACTTCACTTTTGGTTATTTTATTGGCTTTGGCTATTTCATCAACCGCTTCGTCCATTAGGGTAGAAAAGTTTTTTGTGCCTTCTGGTCTACCACCGCCCGGATTGCCTTCTTTGAACTTCTTTGTTTCAGGGTCTAAGAATTCATCCGCTCTCGATTCTTTGTCGTTTTTAATCGTTGACTTTTGCGGCTTTGTTTTTTGTGTAATCATTTTTTGAAATGTATTTTACGATGGCATTTAACAC